CAAGCTCTGTAGCAAGACGATAAATATCTCTGGGGACGTCAGGCGTGTCAGTATAGGCGGGGTAGTTAAAATTACCGCCCTGAGTAGTCTGAAGATTACTGGTATAGGTGTATTGCAGGCTCATATGCTACAAGTATACCAAAATAGTTAAAAAATGCTATTATTTTACTGTTGAAAAAGCTCTTTATTTTTAACGGCTAAATCCTTATTTATCCAAACTTGATCCTCTATTCCCCAGCCCCATTCGTATGACTTATCCACCAGCTCAAATCCGTTATCTTTCATAAACTGAGTAATTTGATCGCATAAAACATGCCCTTCATGTTTTGAAACTCTTTCTGTTTCTAGGTGATAAAGTTTTACGTCTTTAAGCCTATCTCCCAAGCCCTGGAGTGCTTGCCATGTAAATAATTCTACATCTATTTTCATAACATCAATTATTCCTGGTGTACGAGAAAGTAGTTCGTTTAATGTTGTCATGGGAACAATAATCTTTTGTATTTTACCGTCAAATGCATGTTCATCTGGAGTTCCCTTTTTTGTAGCAATTGATGAACAACCTTTTAGTTCTTTGTCTCCATCAATAACTTGATAAAATTCTGTTTGCCCTTCTGAATCAGAAATTGCAACATTATAAATTTCCATCCACGGATACTTGGACTTTGTTAATTCAAACATTTCTGGATTTGCATCAATTGCAATAGCTTTTGATGATTTTAAGTTTTTATAAAGATAATTTGCATCATCTCCATCTCTTGTTCCAACATCTACAATTATTGGAGCGGTATCTCCAAAAAACTTTCTATAATTTGTAACAACTGGTTCTAATGGGTCTATTCCGTACACTTCATCTTTTTTATTGTTCATGCCCATTACAGATAGGTTATATTCAATGCCTGAACGATAATTTTGTGGTATATCTTGTGTTAAAAGATATTTAGATATTTCTACAGACTCATCTTTTCTACCCCGCCAATAAGCTGCAATTGATTTTTCAAACAATAAACCAATTTCTCCTGGATACTCAACATCAACTGGTAATGGCTCCATGTTTTTAGAATGAAGCAGCCCAAGCTCTGCCCAGGTGTAGCACTCTTGCCATTTTTGTGTTCTTTCATATTGTCTTGAAAGCACAAAGTATGCTTCTGGTCTTGTTGGCATATATTGTATTGCTTGAAGCAAAGCATTTTCCAAAGTATGTTCTCTTCCTGATTGCTCCAGTACGCAATAGGATATTCTGATCAAAGAAGAGTAAACAATATTTGGATGTGATTCAAATCCATACTCTGCGGCTCTTAAATAAAAAGACATAGCTGCTGCAGTTTGACCGATTGCCTCGTACTCTTTAGCAATATTAAAGTTATGTTCTGGATTGAACATATCATGAGAAGCAGATTCAATTAATGATTCAATTTTTGCCATATTCTAGGGCCTCCGAAATCATATCTTCAACAATATTTTCTGGTATTTGCAAAACAAAAGCTGCATTATCACTAAAACCAAATGTTAGTAACAAACTATTATTTAGTTGTGCAGCTCCAGCACAAAATTCAATATGTGCATCTAATAAAGAAAAATTTTCTGGAGATAACCCAATTAAATTATAATCTGAATCCCAAACACATAATCTATGGCGGTATGTTCCATTTTTTTGACTTAAATAGTTGTTAAATAAAACTACTTCGTGAGATACAGAAATATAATATTTTTTCCAGGGGATTAATTGTGATCCGCCTCTTTGATCTGTAGGCACCTTAAAAGTTTCTTTTGAAGAAACCTGCTCAACTCTTGGCGGGTTATCAGGATAAGTTTTTACAATCTCTGCAGGAGAAGTCCATTTAACAAAATGATATGGCTTATCAATAATTGGATACCAGTTTTTTTCACAGTATGAAGAATCATTATTGAGTGTTGGTATTCTTAATCTTGATATCTCTTTGGCAGTCCAATTTTCTTTATCTAGCTCTATTTCAGATAATTCCATTCGGCCTTCGCCATTTGGCTTAGTATCTCTGCGAACTCCCGCTAGGTAGTATTTGCTATCCCACTTTACTACACGAGCATCTTCAAGTCCAACAAACTCCCAAACTGGAGGAATGTCTAAAGTAGTGGTGTCCACTAGCGTATAGTTTATAAGATTTAAATCTTTATCAAGCCTGCAAAGATAATTAAAGGTTCTTAAATTTATATCTTTTTCTGGGTGTAAATATGCTAGTGGGCCCCATGCTGAAGGAAACTTCATTTTATTTTCAGAATGAAAAAGGGTGTAATTTACATGTCGTAAATTAACAAGAATATCGCCATCATCATCTATAAATATAGATGGATTCATTAATCCAGTACCTTTACTAAGGCCTTCTTTGATAACAAGTGGTGCTAGTTTTCCACCAGCACTGACGGCTCTCTGAACTAAGTTCATTTATGAATTAATATCTACTATTTCACACTCACCAGACACACAAGCTAGGGCTTGAGTTCCTGTTGTTGAATCCTCTAACTCATAAAGTGATAATGCTGTCCAATCAATCTTCTTTGGCATCTTTGCAAGCATTTCCTCGTATGCATCCTTATCAACTTCTTGATATGGAGCTTGAACGTATGTATGCTCTGAATATGGAAGGAATGAAATTCCAGAAACTTCATCAAAGTGCTTGTAAACCCATGCACCAACTTCCATCCATTCATCTTCTTTTACAGATACTGTAATAGAAGGCTTATGCTCACACCAATGGCGTTGGTATGTTAACCACACCTCAAGTTGTTGAATAGCAGTAAGCTTATCTCTGGTGATAGCATGCTTTGGTGCTTTTACTGGAAATGAAAACACAGTTGTATCATTTGGCTTCATTACATCGTCTTCTGAAGGAATACCTGTATCTTTAAGGAACTGGGTAATAGGATCTTTCTTATCCCCACGAACTGTACGAATATAGTAATCTGAATGCCATGCATGCATTCCTGAAGACACCCCGACCAATTGGGAAACTGTGCCCGAAGGCTTAACGCAAGTTACTGCTGCTGAGGCGGGAATCCCAATTTTCTCTGCCTCTACAATATTAACGTCTACTGCCCATTGACGAAGATTAGCAAGAATATCTCCAAGCTTATCTAGGCCTTCTTGTCCAGAAAAGAACTTATGTCCAAACTGACCCGTAAGTGAAACTCCAAGTAGACGCTCTTCTTCAGTATTATCTTTCCAAATTTTACGGATATACTTAAAGTCTGTAAGAGTTGATTGCCATGTTCCTAGGATGGATGCAAGACGTACTTTATTTGTAACATCTTCAATTGTATCTTTTTCACGAAGTACGACTTCTGAAAGGTTGCAAAACTGATAAGGACGTAGAATAATTTCTGAGCAAGGGTTAGTTCCATAGTGAATATCTGCACTACGTCTTCCGTACTTTGCTGCTTGGGCTTGGGCTGCTGCCACATTATAGATACCTCTTTCGCCCGACTTTGAATCATATAGAGACTTCCATTCTGCAATAAACTGTTGCATCTCTGGCTTGCGAGAATATGCAACAGAGTTGTTTGACAAAGCACGTTGAGAGTTCTTCTCCCACCAATTACCTGCCTTTGCTTGTGCCATTTCAATATCATTAATGTTTGAAAGTGAAATCATGGCAGAACGGCGAACCCCACCAACTACAACAACTTCACCAATCTTACACATAATATCGTGAGCTTCAATTGGCTTTAATTGACGACCAAGTGCTCCCTTAAATACTTGAATTGTAAAATCAAATAGATTTACTAGTGGTTGTGGCCCAGATGATCTTCCGCCCATTGTCTTTAGACGAGCACCTGATGGGCGAACCTTGCTGATATCAATCTGTGGAATTTGTCCTGCCCACAAAAGACCTAAAAGCTCTCTATAAGCCTTTGCCCAACCTTCCTTAGAGTCTCCAACAATAACAGTAGTTGATGACTTCTCAAGTGTTTCTGGAAGGGCGGGGAGTTTATTGATGTACTTATACTCAACAGAGAATCCAACACCTGTTCCACACATAAGGATATACATTGCTTCATCAAATGAACGAGCATTGTCTACAGGAAGAAATGCACAGTTATATCCAGAAACATTTTCTCTTTCAAGTGCAGGTCCTGCAGTCATTACAGAACGCATTGACGGCATAACGTTACGATTAAATACTGCATCACGAAGTTCTGCAAGAATCTTGTCGTCTGGAACATACCCATGCTTCTCACGCAATTGAATTACCATAAACTTAAAGTAGCGGTCTACAGTTTCACCCCATGTCTCACGACGATTTTCATCTTCTAGCCATCTCGCATAACGAGACAGTGCGATAAAGTTTTCATATGGGTTTTCAATTGTATTAGACATGTTACTCCTAGGTTGGATTTGAATTAGAGATTAAGTGTATCACACTCAGTCTTTTAAAATCAAGATTTTAAAGATTTTCGTTTATTTCTCTTAGTCTTTGAACAGCTGGCTTTGTTACCTTTTCCCAGTTGTAGTCTTTATGGATTAGGAAAGCATTTTTGTAAGCTAGGTCACTATATTTATCATAGTTCTCTGCAACATCTTTCATGTAGTTAATTAAATGATCATAGTTAGGTCTGTACATTTCGCCAGGATGAATTGTAGGCCATGGAGAACCAACTTTTTCTGAACCTAAAGGCATTGTGATATATCTTGCATATGTAGCCCAGGCTTCTGTGCAAATAGTAGGTATTCCTTTAGCCATTGCTTGGAGAGGATTTAATCCAAACCCCTCGCCCCATGACGGATAAACAAAAACGTCGCACAAGTCATACAAGCCATTCATTTGCTCGTTTGACAAAAGTGCTTCAATGGTTTTAATATTTGGATAAAATGCTCCAGGAGAACCACGGACTTCCCCAGTATCTGGATCAAAAATTCTAGTGGTGTTTATGCGACTTGCTTTTAACACAAGCTCAAAGTTTGGATCTTTACCAAAGATTTCAGTAAATGCTCTAACAACCATCTGAGCATCTTTTCTAAAGTAGGGTTCTCCGACATGCAAAAATCTAAAAGGGCGGGATTCGTTACGAGTTCTCTTTAAAGGAATCCATTCATCCTCTACACCATGCTCATAAACAAATACAGGCTTATCAGTATATTTTCTAAATACATCTGCACACCATGGAGAAGTTGTCCACATCTCATCAATGCCAGTTTTTAAAGGTTGCTCCCAAGACTCTGGAACCCAAGTAGATTCCCAGGGTGTATATCCAATTTTATATTGATGTTTGCCAAACTTGTACATATTTGGCTGAATGAATGAAATAGAAATTTTAGACTGTGGGTCTCCAATTACACATTCAATTCCTTGCTTATTTAATTCTTGAAAGATATGATATGATGCTTCGCCATATCCAACGTTGCGATCCATATACTCTGGAGCACCCGTCCAAGATACTTTCATTTACGCTCCTGACTTGTTTTTCTTAGTATATCATGATACGATTGAATACACTACTCTTTCCCTAGGAGGTACATATGAATAATATGAACAAAGCAAGGATAAGAACAGTGTGGACTATGGTTGGTGTGACTATTCTCACACTAATTTCTGGGATTAATTCCAGTGTTCACGCTTTAACAGCACAAACTATCGTGTATAATAAAAATATATTATATATTAATAAATATACTAATTTAGTTAATATTAAAAATATTATTAATATAGATATAAATAATAATAAAAGCAATTCCAATGAGGAAGTTTATTTAATTAATGATCTTACCACTGGAAAAACTTTTGAAATGCCCGCTTATAGCAAAATGCTAAATTTAAATCAAAGAGTAGATTCAAGGGTAATAATCTCAAGACTTGCAAATGCAATCCTTAGCCAAGAAACTGGCGGGGTTGACGCTTACTATCGCAAGTCTTATTCCAGTAGTGCATGTGGAGCTTTCCAATACATGTCAACATCATGGAATAACTTTATGGGTTACAAGAGTGCTTGCCAAGCACCAGAATGGGTTCAGGACCAACGCATGATTAATGAACTAAAATCATCTTATGCTACCTACCATAACTGGGCAAAGGCTGTGGCAGCTCATCTTTACCCATCAAGAGCAGGCAATACGGCAACTTGGAACAAGCCAGTTCCAGGGAATCCTACTGTCTTCCAATATGTCTCATCTGTATTTCAGAAGGCGAACATAGCGTACTGATGAAAATTCAAATTTTTTCACAGTATTACAACTTAGCGCAGGCGGGCAGGGTAAAACCTCTCGCCTGTCCTAATCATAAGAACGATTACGTAATTCATGAGATAACTTACTGGCTAGTACATAAAGAACAAGACGATAAAGTCGTGCTATACTGTACAGCGTGTGGGTATGAGCAAATAGCTGGCTTACAACTATATGAAAATTTAATTGAGCAGGTTAAGAGGATAGAAAATGCAGGAGCCTAATTTAGGAGATTACTTTGTAGTTAGAACTACAGGAATTGCAGCAAGACTAATTCAACTGGGAACTTGGTCAAAATGGAACCATGCTGGAATTTATATTGGTCATGGGCAAGTCGTTGAGGCTCGCCCGACAGGAGTATCAGTTTCTCCACTTTCCAAATATGCGAATAATCAGATTATCTGGAATACTAATGAAAACTCGCTTACTGAGGCTGATCGGAATAAGCTCGTATTATTTGCCACAGGATTCTGTGGAGATGGATACGGCGTCTGGTCAATTCTTGCTCTTGGATTCAAATGCCTGGGACTTTCTATATTTCCTGTCAACTGGCTGGCGGAAAAAGAAAACAGAGTAATCTGCTCACAACTCGTAGCATGGTCATATTCTCATGTTGGAGTAAAGCTAACACATAAGCGTCATGCATTAGTTACCCCGAAAGACTTAGCAGAGCGATTGAGCCGAAAGTAAGATTTAATGGACCTTTTGCCAATTGTTGATGGAAGATCATGTGAAGGATGCACAAAATGCTGTGAGGGGCATTTAAGGGCTGATATCAAGCTATCTGATGGTCGTGAGTCATTCATGGGAATGAAAGATGATATGTCTTTAAGCCCATGTTCATTTGTGCAGCAAGGTTTTGGATGCGGGGCATATGAGGAAAGACCAATGTTGCCCTGTAAGCTATTTAAGTGTGACTACTTGACAGATCCGACAATGCCTGATAGTTTTAAACCCTCAAGAAGTAATGCAATCTTCACCACCCGCACAATTAAGGGTATTGAATATACGATGCTGATTGAGGCGGGACGGAAACTGGATTCAGAAGTCCTATCTTGGGCAATATCAAAGCATTTAGAAGAAGGAACAAACTTCGCATGGAGAGTATTGGAGAATATTTTCTGGATAGGTGATGAACCCTTCAACAATATGATGGCAGAAGATTACCCATTACTCACAGAAACCTCTCATGGCAAAGATACACATTGAAAGAGCGTATATTGAGCCGTTTGAGGAGGAAGACCCCCAATCCTTTCAAATTTTGATTCACGTGAAACAAGGCAATGATCACCATTTTGCAGGAAAAGTGGAGCTTACCCACAATATACAATGGCTTCATACCTATACCGCCGAAAATGGAGATCTGGTAATCAATAACTCGGCGGGAATGGAAGCCAATAAGTGGGATCATTTAACAAGGGAGATAATAGATGGCTAAGTATGTATTTATAGTATTGGGTACTATATTTGTATGGGAGTATTTGAGGAGATAATATGGGGAATCTAGGGGAAAGCATGGAGTCTCTTGCTGAATTCCAGGCAATATTTGAAAATATTCGTGAGCTTCTAGGTGCAATATTCATCCAAGAGCAGCGTAACTATGATATGCTAGTA